TGGCGCTTGGAGTCGATGACGTTCCGGTTATTGTCACAGTTCGGCCAGTACCATAGAGCGTAGTCCCGCCTGTTCCATCCAGTGCGGCAAGTCGCACGAGGATGTTATCGACCGAGGCTTGATTGAGTGCGTTCGAAGTCATTGAAACGTTACCGCTCATAGTCTTCAATGTTGCGCCAATCGTGAATGAGCTAAGTGAAGCGGTGCCGGTCCCCATAGTAATGCCACCCATTGTAACGACGGCAGGCAGTGAGATCGTTGTCAGTGCAACCATGTTAGTCGGCGAGAACGCACCTGCAAGTGTTAGTGCGGCGGGTAGCGAGATCGTTGTTAGTGCTGCCATGTTGGTCGGCGAAAACGCGCCCGCTACTGTCGTCATCGACGGGAAGCTAAACGTTGTTAATGTTGCCATTGCACTCGGAGAAAACGCGCCCGACACAAGATTCAACGATCCAAAGCTCATTGTTGTACACGCGGCCATCGTATTCGGAGAAAACGCGCCATTGACTGTCACGAGATTCGGAAACGTTAGCGTTACCATTGATCCCATACTGCTTGGAGCAAATGCCCCAACAACAGTTGTCATTGATGGAAAACTCATCGTTGTCAACGCGGCCATCGTACTCGGAGCGAAAGCCCCAGGCATCGACGACAACACCGGGCATGAGATCGAAGTCAACGAGGGCATGTTAGTTGGAGTGAATCCGCCGCCAACCGAAGTAAGTGCTGGCAATGACATCGTAAGTAGATTATTAAACCCATTCGGCGCAAACGCAGCACGAACTCGCTGTAGTGACGGAAAATCAAACGTAGTACAGACAGCGAATGTAGTCGGGTTGAATATGCCCCCAACATCGATCAATGTGGGCGCGCTCAATGTTGTGCAGCCGGTTAATTGGAGCGGGCTATAATTGCCACCGATTTCAGTCACAGCCGCTAACGTCATATTGGTTAGCGCGTTCATGATAGTCGGGGCGAAGTTGCCAACAATCGTAGTCATTGCCGGAAAGCTGAACGTAGTACAGCTGTTTAGCGTGTTCAACGTGAAATCACCACCAACCACTTGCAACGATGAGAATGTTAAGTTAGCCAACGTGTTCACTGTCGTCAATGATAACCCTGTACCTATAAACGTCACTGCGCTAAAATTCAACGTCGAAAGCGAGTTAGCCGAGTTGATCGACAAAGCGCCCACGATACCCAATAGCGTCGGAGCGCTTAACGATGCCAGTGAGGTCATTGTTTTGAATGACATCGACCCAGATACCCCAGCAAGATCAGTGAATGTAATCGACGTAACAAACCCGTCAGTATGATTGACGTCCTCGATCCATTTGCCTGCGCCTATAGTCACTGTTGGCGATACCGTGGTACGTGGAAATGTCAGCGCGTAAACAATCGGCACCGTACCGTTTAAGACTGTAATAATCAATGGATCGGTAGGCGTGACACTGCCACCGCTGCCCCCTTGATCGGCATTCCCTGCTGGCGTTACAACAGCGGTCCCCATGTTACACCGCCATCGTGCATGTAACAGCCGCAGACGTGCCGCTGATACCGCTCAGAATAACAAATACGAACGGCCATTCTGCCGGTATGTCACTACCCACCTGATCGGCATTCGTACCGCTCAATGTGTGCGTTGCTAAGAGAATACCTTGTGAAGTCGAATTAGTTGTATTGCCGTACCACGTAACAACGGCAGACACTGCCCCGCTGCCTGTGATCACAGTCTGTATCGTACGACGTGCGCCCGTAGCAACAAACACAGCACTCGTTTGATTCACAACGACAGCACTGAGTAACGTTGAAACAGTCTTAGTCGGCGACAATGGTGATAACAACGAGGCGTATATCGCACTCAACCACCCATTGATAGATGAACCACCGGCGGGCATCGTTGCGCCAGTAATCGCCGCGCCATCTGTTGAGGCACCTGTTGGCAATGGCAACGACGTGGCGCTTATCGGTTGAGTCGCTTGGAAGAACGTGCCGGTTACCGCGATACTCCCCGCCAGTTTCGTATGAATCGCCGACAACCAACCGAGGAACCCAGCGCCACCAGCGGGCATTGCACTACCCGTAATGGCCGTTCCATCGTTCGTATTGCTGATCGGCTGCGTTGCTTGGAAGAATGTACCAGTCACCGCGATACTACCGATGAGCTTCGTGTAGATCGCGCTAAGCCAACCGTTGATTGAAGCGCCACCTGCTGGCATAACTGAGCCAGTGATCGCCGTCCCATCGGTCGCCGCACCGGTAGGCAATGGCAACGATGCAGCACTAACCGGCTGAGTCGCTTGATAAAACGTGCCGGTTACCGCGATTGATCCGCTAAGCTTCGTGTAGATAGCACTTAGCCAACCACGGAACCCGACACCACCGGCGGGCATTGCTGCACCGGTAATATCCGAACCATCATTGACGTTGCTGATCGGCTGCGTTGCTTGGAAGAACGTGCCGGTTACCGCTACGGTGCCAATCAACTTCGTATAGATCGCCGATAACCATCCGTTAATTGACGACCCACCGGCAGGCATTACACTCCCGGTAATGTCCGTTCCATCGGTTGCCGCACCAGTAGGCAGTGCGGAACTCGTCACAATGACCGAACGCACCGCATACGGACGAGGATTAGCGCCAACCACATACGGCAGCGCCCCAGGTATCGTAAACGCGGCAAAAACCGGCGTGGCACCGGTACCCGTATCGCGGTAAACAAACTGAGTACCGCTGTCATCCGTGTAGAGCAGGTCTTCAGCGCCGCCACCTGTGCCACCTGTGGAAGTATTGACAGCGATTGCCGACAACCAGCCTTCTACACCCTTACCACCTGACGGCATAATAGCGCCACTGATTGCATTGCCGGTAAACGTAGCATAGGGGCGCGGATTTGCGCCAACGGTGTACGCAGTGCCTGCCGGTACAAGGATCGGCAAGAACGCACCCGAACCGCCGTCACGATATACAAAATTAGCACCTGTGTCATCGGTGAACAATAGATCACTGAATCCTGAACCACCGCCCCCACCTCCACCACCGCTTACGGGCAATGGATTGGTGGCACTGATCGGCTGCGGCACGCCGTTGCTATCGAGCACCATCGGCACACTGCCGAGGACTGCACCGCCTTCAGCTACGGGGTAATTAGTTTGGGAATTGCTCATCTGTCATGTCCTCGTCTGTTTCTGGTTCAATTGGTTGCGGAATCACCGCGTCTACATCGAGCGAAGCATACGCGCTATTGTCGGCACGTGCAATTCGTTCACGCACCTCCTGCGGGGAAACAACACCCGCTTCAATGTAGATCGCATCGGTTTCAGCATCGGTTTTGCGAGCCGCCGCTTCTTCTTCGGCGCTTAGCGAATGTAGCGGATTCCATTTAAAATCAATATTTTCATCTATGTCGCCGAAGATCGACAACTGGATCAGGTCAATAATTTTCTTGAGCGGCTCATTAAACAGAACTTCCTGCTCTGCGAAAATCATATCGTACCAACAAGCTATTTCACCCTCACTTGAGGCATTAAGGCCGGATGGCGTAATGCCCAACAGCTTCACTAGTGGAACACCGTTGATCGACGACATGTGTTCTTGCGCCTGCGCCTGTAGCGAATCGAGTGTGGTCAGCGGTACAGCGACATTGAAAAACTCTTCTGCGTCTTTGTCGAGTAGCATTAGACCCCGGTTATTGCGCTGCTGGTTAAACAACAGCGCTCGATCCTCGATGCCTTTTAGCGCACCACCGTGAAGCACACTACTCATGTTCGTTTTGATACCTAACACGCTAAACGACTGGACTAGCTCAGTCACAGCCTGCCGGGTGTTTAGCCAATTGTCTACATAAGGCTTAGCGATTTGAGTAATCGACAGCCCACAAAACGTGTACGCTGGTTTCAATATCGTAGGTACAGGTCGAGCGGTGAACATGAGAAACCGACTATCATGTACCTCTTTGCTCATAACGTACCATGACGTAGGCTTAAAATAGTCCGGCCTCAATGGGTCGGAGCTGTTGTAATTACCCGGATAGGTCCAAGTCGGTTCAACAATCGTCAGGCACTTGATCCCGTTACGCCGCACCTTTCTCGCCGACATTACCAGAGGAGTCTTAAGCTCATCAGGATTATCCGTGTCGCCCGTGTCTATAAATATTTGCCCCCTGCCGAACAACCCATCGTGCTCGACTGCTTCCCTAAATCGATCTTGGACTTTAAGACGCTTCAATTCTTTGTTGATCACCTCAATTCGATCAGTCACGTCATCATCACCGTTACTGATAACCTCCATCCAGCACCGGGTTAGCTCTGATGCGATTACTTGAGTCAATCTGCGGTATTCGTTACGTTGCGATAGTTCGGCTAGGTATGCGAAGCCCAAGAACATTTGACCTTCTGCGAACGTACTATTGACCTGCATCTGCGAGTAGGTGCCGGTAATTGCAGAGTCGCAAGCCAATCGTGATTTAGCAGGTATTACACCGGGCAACACGTCCGGCAACGTGAAACAAGTACGATGTGCGTGCGTTGTTGGATCGGTGCTTTGCGGTATTCGTATCACCATCTCGCGCGGCAATGGGGGAGCTTCCGGCACTACTGTCGGTTTGGGCGACTCGTCCCAAGACGGGCCTTTAGGCTTTGGTTTAAAAAATCTCATAAGTTTATTCTCATCTCGCTTTGAGTGGGGGCGTATGCGCATACAAGCGCGTCAGCTAAATTCGGCGACATTATACCGCGTTTAGCTAAATCTTGTTTCGATTCGACCTTGACTTTACCATTGAGATCGTAGTCGCGTTTTACTGAAGACAACTCGTCGATCAATTGCACAAGATGAGGCATGTCGGCATCAAGCGAGATAATATCATAATCCTCGAAATGAGCCCCGTCCTTGATCGCGTTGTACGTGTTGCGGAATCGGTCGGCCAATAACCACCACGCTTGTGCTTTGATGTTAGAGAACATCTCTTGATTCTTAATGCCAGACTTGTAGATCGAATCGGGGCGATACACAGCGCCACCCGCGTTGAATTTAGTGTACTCGACTCGTTGGCTACGAGACTCGTTGATCTCTGCGAACTTCGATCCACAACCAGCACCCACGCCAATTGAGTCATAGATAATGCGACTACCTGTCTCGAACGCACCAGCGTACACACGGGCGCACGATTGCATCAACTTATCTTCCCCGCCTTTCCACATGTCGAGATCATACGCGACATGACCGTGTGTCTTAATCGCAGCATTCACGTCAACACCACTATCCGCGACATCATAGCCAATACGCTTCTCGCCTGATGCAGGTCTATCAAGCTTATGATGCGCATCAATCGAGGCGATAATCCACGATCTCTTGATTACTGCCACATCATCATCTTGGAGCGGTTGCCCAAGGTATTTGTGATTATAATCCTCTTCGTCCTCGTTTCGACACTCTTCGATAATGTCGAGCATCGTCTTACTGAGAAACGGATTGTTAGTGTAATTTATTTCCTGTACTAGCGTATTCTTCGGCGGATCGACAACGAAACGTTTCCACACGAAATCCGTTACGAGACGTGGATTGAATATGATCCAACACTGCGACCCTTCGGCGCGTATCGTTGGTTCAAGAATGTCCCATTGAGCTTTAGTTAACAGATGCGACTCTTCGCTCCAAAGAATATCAATACCCTCGATAGACTTGATTTCGTCAATGTTTCGCGCTAGGCCGTAGAAAATAAACTCCGAGCCGGTTCGGGTGCAGACGATGGAATTACGAACCGTTTTAAACTCGTTTTCAAGCCCAAATCGGGCAATCTGGATTTTGAGCAGCGTGTAGACTGACTGACTTAGCTTGTTTTGAAATTGTCGAACGCAGAGCACCCTTATTTTGCAATTTAGGGCAAGGAAGATAGCGAACCCTGCCGCATCCCAACTCTTCGACGAAGCGCGACCACCGTAGAGCACCCGATTGCGAATCCCTGGTGCTTGCCAAAAGTTACGTAAATACGGGTTTAAACTGGCGGTTGCCATATCACCCTTGTGAAACTGTAATCGTGTCACCTTGGGCATTCCCTGTGCCCACGTTAGATAGCGATTGATAGAACTCGTTCAACCCCGGTACAGAGGGTAACACGTCCGGCACTGGTCGGATTGCACCACCGCCTTTATCTGGGTAGAAGGCAACAGTACCGGAAATCTTCATACACTTGCCGAGAACGTCGGCTAACATGTCCATCGTTGCCAAACTAACCATCGGTTCTTGGAGGCACTCCATCGCTTTGGCTGCAATGAGCATACCGGCATTGGCATACCATTCGCATTTGAGTTTTAGCTTATCAAGATCGCTATCACTTTCGAGCCATACGAGTCGGTCTATCGGAACGACTTCCCGACCTAACACCTCTTCACGGGTAGGCTTTTGACTCACCCTAGTTGAGTTTAAATTGTCGATAGATTCGCCCAACGATTTGCTATCGATCATAGCTTGTACAGATTTAACTTTGGCCTTATCGATTATCGTCACCGGGGTATTCCTACCTATGCCTTCGGTTAAATTTTTGACGGTCTGATGCGATACCCCGTGACGGGCAGCTATTTGACGAAAGCTATCCGTGCTAAACGAATATTCGAATCTTATCGCAGCGATTAAATCAGGATCAAGTTTGGACATCGGTTGACAGTGGTTATTGCTGTAAAACAATATCGTAGCGTAGGTTCAAGTCTATGTAAAGCCCACGTTATCGATCATGGTGAAACAGGCGTTCAGGCACGCTGCAAACAGGCAATTATTGATAACTGCTTAACTGCATATCTACGATCATCTTCTGCTCATCTTTTTGTCTTCTAAGTTGTTGATATTATTCTATTACTGCTTAACTGCATATCTTTTATAATAAATAACTATATATTATAGTGTTGTATATATACAACATGTTGTTGTATATATAAGAATCTCTATATAGGTTTTTGGCTCTAAGTTGGGAGATGGGCAGTTGGGCAGTTGGGCAGATTATCTATCAAATCATCATGTTAACTAAAAAAGATGTGCAATAAAACTGCTCGTCTTTTCTCCCGCATCTCTACGCACGCTAGAGTTTCCGCATCTCTTTGTATGCTAGAGGCTCCCGCATCTCTTTGTATGCTAGAGTTTCGGACACAAAAAAGGGGCTTACCGCCCCTCTGTTGATGTTAGATGAATTTAGCTTTTATATAATAGCCTCGCATTCCTTTTGAATCAGCATGTTTTTTAAAACCTGCTTTGCTTAAAATCTTAGCTCCTTTGTTCGTGTGAGCTTTAGTTACGTTCGCAATTCCCGAACGAATTAATATCGCAGTCACGTTTAAAAACTCAAATGCTCCTGTTTCAGGGGCGTTTGTCAAATGAAAATGGTTACTAATCATCTCCTCGATAGGGCAATCGGCTTGAAATTCAGATTCTATTTCAGATTGCCTGTTTGTTAATTCTGCGTTTAACCACCACTCAGCACCGCCTATATATAAGTTCCAGCATTGCGCCCAGAGCTGCTGTAAGTCGATATTAGTTTCGTATAAAGGAGTCGCCGCAAACACTTCGAGGGCTAGGAACCTACGATTACCCGTATCGTCGATCAAGAATGATTTGTCATTAACAGATGCAAAAAACGCCGTGGTTCTTGGAAAAGTTACGGCCTCCCTGTCGTAAGGCAATCGAATAATGTCGTCTGTGGCTGACATGAACGACTTCAACTTAGAATGATCACTTTTTCTAAAAGTCGCATCAACTTCCCCCAATTCAACAATCCAGTGACGAATTGCTTTTAGTTGGGAATCCTTATCATTTAAATCCAAAGTGGCCCCGCTAAGGATGTAATCTCTAAGTTCTTTTGGTAACAATGACCCAATCCATTTAGTTTTCCTCAAACCCTGCTTGCCTTGAAATACCAGTACCGATTCGAATTTAGGCAGAACGTTTGGTATCGGAGAACTTCTAGCGTAATCCATTGCCGCCACACATTGGATCATCCAAATACGCATCACCTCATTGCGATATTCAACCTTATCAGGCGCAACCATTGCAGTATTGCAGAAGGCTTGTAATCTATCAACGCCGTCCCAAGGTACTGATGTCACCCAATCCTTGATGGGGTTAATTGGATTATCTTTAATCAATATCCCTATGTTATCTACCATTCCTTCGGCCACATCGTTCAAACATAACCCTTGACGAATAGTTTGAATTATTATATTTGGGTCGCCTACATCAACTTGATTCGGTATAGATATGATCGGCTTTTTCTTAAGCACATCATATGCACATGTAATACCATAAGACTTTAAGAAGTATTCGAGATTTAGAATAGTTTTGAGTGGTTTGTTTTTATAATCTTCGTTCGGCCATTTGCCTTCGAGCATTTTATCCTTTCTTATATCAAGCAAAGGCTCTTCATTAGAAGCAACAAACCCTGATTGACCGAAACCGACTGTGGTTGGATCGATCTCCACCCTTGCCCGTGGGTTGACCCAACCGAACAGCTGCGCTTGTGTAAACACCGCTTGGAACCCGGTTCTATCGCAAGCGAGATGGTTGTCCCACTTCTCGCGGCATACTTCATCACAGGCGGCGTCCGCTTGATCCTGGTCCATTGTCGGCGGGTAATGGCGCAATGATGCCCGTGAGTATCTATAGAACAGTTCGTACATGCGTTCGTCATCTGGATTGAACAACCGGTTGCCCATCGCCGCCCAATCGATATACGAATAAGCCTCTTTATTGCCAGCATTCCACGACTCTGCATTCGATTTATTGATGAAGTCAATCGCACTTGCAAGCTCTGCCATCTGAGCATCGGTAGCGAAATCTAACGGTTCGGTTCGTACAACTGTATCCTGGACACCCGTATTTAACCCAATCGGGAAGCTAGGTTTAATTGGCAGTAGATCGATTGGCGTACCGTCGATGGACCATACTGCATGTGCGTAGCCTTCTAACGCGCCGATGTGGAATGTCTGCGAATCACGAAATGATTCGGACGCGAGACGACCTCCAAGTATGGTGTTAATCTTACCGACCATCGCCGCACGTTCTGCCCTGGTAACCGGCTTCGACAACGGGGCCAGCACGTGCCAACGAGGCGCGTCTTCGGTGTAGCGTGCGGAGCTCTTAATGATGCACCGAACACCTTCCTTAGCCAGTAATCGATAGCCTTCTTGGATAGATAGCTCCCCTGCATCGTAATCGCATTCAACGCCGGTTATTTGTAGTATGTTTCGATCAATGCGAAGACAGTTTTTAGCGCTACGCTCATCGCCGAAGGCGGCTAATTTGATCAATGGCATTTCCGCTTTGTCCGAGTATATCGGCAACGAATCGAGCCACGGTTTGACTTCCGACCAATCTAAGTCATACTCTTGCTTAGACTGCGCGGATCGGTCGGGGAATAACGTGATAATCATATTTAAATCCTGTATTAATATTGACAATTAAACACGACACAGTCATACTAATACTGTGTTGATGTGTTGATGTGTTGGTACTAACGTGTTGATCATTTTTAGCCGGAGGTGGATAAGTCCCTCCGGCTTTTTTTTGTCTATCGTTTCAGTTTGTCCAGCATTTCATTGAGCATGTCGGCAGAGATTGCAACGCCGCGCTTATCTCTATGTAGATACGCGCCGACAATAGTCCTTGCTTCTCGACGCTCAACGGCATAGCGTACGACTTCGTCTAGGAATTTATCCATGCTTTCGAAGTGGTAATTTATCAGCGACGGGTGCGCCTCTGCGGCCTTAGCGTAAACCGCTCGACTTGAACCATACGGCACATACATCGCCGATTTAAGCATTCTGTGTTGCATCAAATTCATCACAATTCTCCCGTAGAAAAACAGGCGTACCCGCCCAACTTGTTAATCAGGTTTATCCAAGCGGCTTGTGCTACTTGGTGTTCATCCCTACTATCATACACCCAGCCCGTTCGCTTTGTCTCGATACTTACGAACTGCCCTATTGTTTTGCCGACCATGTCCGGCGTGATTACCAAGGGTCTAATGCCGATGAAATCACCGCTCTTCATGACGCTGTTTTGTTGCTTCGACTCGTTGCATAGGCCCCAGCGCACAAAACTCCCGTTTGACAACTTGCCCGCACCCACGTTATTGCGGAACAACCTCATTCCAAGGGCGGAGGCTTTAATTAATACTCGTTTTGCTACATCACTTTCATTGCTCATTGTTTAAAATCCTATTGGTTAAAATTATCATATCCTTCTTCGGTAAGGTCTGCGCCGTTGCGACATCGATACCGAACGTTAAATAAAACAAGCGCCGGGCGTGGGGTAGATCGTTCATTCCCGCAGCCCATAGCGCCATGACCGCCTTTAGTTCTGCCAGCGCCGCAAGGTGTTCGCGGTGCCGCTTCATGATAGCTCCGCGAATTTCAGGTGTCGCGCCCACCGGCACCTTAGGAGCCGCTAACACTTTGTTAATCGCGCCCGTTAGTTTCGCTATTGCTTCGGGGCTCAGCTCGTCAAGCTCACCGTCCGCCTCGTCGATTTCCTCTTCGAGCGGTTTTTCTTTGACTGGCGCGGGTGGGCGCTCGTAGCCGCAGAACGGGCAAACCGGACCCTCTACGCGCTCATAAACAGCGGCACACGCATCGCATCGCCTAACTTTCAGTAGCCCCGGTTCTTTGCGTTTACCGTCGAGACTCCACACCTGCACCGTGGTCGGCAAACCAAGACCGGACATCACGTTACCAACCAAGTCGATAATCATCGCTATTTTACCTAGTATCGGGTTCAATGGTCGCATTGACTGTTGAATGTGAAGCGCCAACGACTTCGTAGGCCTTGCCAGTATGACGGCTTCAAGGTCGGGTATATCGACACCCTCGCCGTATAGATCGACGTTACATATAACTTTTATTTGTCGGTTTTGATGAAGCTGTTGGATGCGAATCTGTTCGAGTATCGGCGTTTCCCCGCAGAGCATCGCTGCACTGATGCCAGCTTGGGCGAATTTATCCCGTTGCAGCATCGCTGCATTCACATCAACACAGAACACGACTGCTTTGGCGTTCGGACAGTATTTTAAGTACGCATCGACCACGTCGGCGGCAATCGTTGATTTCCGAGCAGCATCGGATAGCGGTACCGGCGAGAAGTCGCCACCAGCAGCCACCGGCAAGTTAGACGTGTCAATGCTGATTTTCGGTAGAACAACGCGGAACGGCGCGAGGAAACCGCCTGCTGACAGTTGTAGCGCGTTTGGTCCTTCGATTAGTTTGTCGATGACGCCGCCGCGCCCACGCCCTAAGCCTTTGTTATCTGCCCGTTTTGGTGTGGCTGTGATCGCTAAGCCTTTGGCGTTGGTGAACTTGGCGATAACTTTTCCCCACTGGTTATCTTCGGTCAGATGGTGGCCCTCATCAACTAACCATAGGCTTACATCGTCGAACCAATGTTCGTCCATTTTAACGATAGTGCCAACGCTAGCAACAACAACAGTGGCGTCTTCGTCAACATATGACCGACCGAACTCGTTTAGTTGGGACTTTATAATGTCCCGGCGCATTGCAGCGTTGCCAATGATACGGTGTGCAATGCCGTTGCGTGCCAATGTCCTAGCCATCTGTGCCACTAACGTGCTCCTGTGAGCAATTGCGACTGTCATTCCGCGTGTGTTATTGCGTATAATAGTCGATGCTATTACCGTTTTCCCGCCTCTGCAAGGCAAGACATACATCACATTGTAATGACCGTCTCGCCACGCTTGTTCTACGTCGGCAACCGCCTTTTTTTGATATTCTCGTAATTCCATAAAAACCCCTTAAATGTTATCAGTTGACATCATATGATCTATCATCTATTATGTCAAGCAATCCGCTACACGCAAGAACTGGCGTGAAAATAAAGTTTGACAAATGCGACAAATGCGATTACACTTTAACCGTACTTTAACAACAACCAACCAACAAGAGAGAACTAACATGACCACTACTATTGGAATAACAATTAACGACATTGATGGCTTAACTGATTCACAACGTGCCAGAATAACCGCGTTTATCGCAAAAGCACAACCAGTTGAACACCAGCATCCGATGACACCTGAGGTAACCGATGACCACGAGACAATTGATGAGTTTAGGTTAAATTGGGATGCTCGTATCCACACTGCGAATAAATCCACTGACTCGCAAGGCCATTTTAAGTTGAAAAGACCGCATGATTATGCGCTGATCGAAGTTGTAACGGCTGAACAGAAAGCTATTGCTGCATTACCTGTACCTGAGACTCCGGTTGTCACAGAGTCGGGTTTGATGGATGGGCCTTTTATACCGACACCGCCTAGTAGCCCTGTCACGGTCACTGTGCCAAGCAACGTGATTCCGTTACCTGCGGCACCTGTACCGCCAACGATCCAACCGCCAACGATCCAACCGCCTTCACTTGCGCCAGAGCCGGTCAAGCAAATGACTGATAAAGCAACGGCAACCTACGAGAACTATAGCAACGCTGGTTGGACAGATGCGCAGTTGATCGCTGAGGGGTTGATGACTATTGTGGAAGCAACTGCCCCCGCTATGACATTCGCGGAGTTGGCGACCATCCTAACATCGGCAATAACTGACGGCGTTATAACAAACGCTAAGCTAAATGAAGTCGTAGTTGCGGCAGGTTTTCCCAACGGTCTGTCTGATTTAAGATTACGTATGGACTATGCACCAACGTTACTTGCTAAATTAGGACTGTGATTATGAACACAACACGTTTACCGGCATCAGCGGCGGATAGATGGGTGAATTGCCCAATGTCAGCCAATGTGCTACCGGTTGTACCACAAGAAGACAATGAAGCGGCGCGGGAAGGTAGGCAAGCGCATAAATGGGCTGCAAACCTTCTGACTGATCCTGATTACCCTAGACCTGATTATGCCACTGATGAAATGGAGTGGATGGTAAGGGTGTACGTTGATGCTGTAACGGGTGTCGCCGGAGTGCTGAATATTGTCGTAGAAGGTGAGTATATAGCGACGTACGTCAACAAGCTCAACAAATGTGTGATTGATGCGTATGTGTGGGATCGTGCCAATAACACGCTACATGTTTTTGAGTTCAAAACTGGTAGAACTACGGTTGATCCTGAATCAAGCTGGCAGTTGTGTGATTATGTCGTGGCACTTTCCAGTAATATCAACGTTAACGACGACACCAAGTATATACCGTATGTAGTTCAGCCTCGCAGCCTAGACGGTATTGGAATAAAAGCTAGGATATGGCACAAATCGAACTTGATTGAAATGACGGAAACGTTACGTGATGCAGCGGCTAGAGCAATCAGTGAACCTGATGTAGCGTGTACCGGCACCCATTGCCAGTATTGCCCGCTTACTGCTCAATGTGAAACGTTAGGCAAAGAAGTAGATGAGTTCAATCCTGTGTTGATCGCATGTCACAACCTCGACGACACGGCGTTGTCGGCAACGATCACGGATATTAGGCGCAAAGCAAAGCTGCTTCAAGCTAGGCTTGATGGGCTTGAGTTAGATGCTGTACATCGCATAACTCACGGTAGGCAACTGCCCGACTACACATTAGCGCCGTCGATGTCTCGCAAAAAATGGACAGTTCCCGATGACACTGTGATAGCGTTCGGCAGTCTGTTCGGGTTGGACTTAGCTAAGCCCGTTGCGACTGTAACACCGACTCAAGCATTCCAGGTTGCTAAGAGTCATAACGTAGATCCTGAAATACTTTCGACTTACATCGAGAGTGTTGCAGGTGCATTGAAATTAACTTACAAACCTATAACCACAAAGAAGGACAAATAATATGGCACTTGAAGACGACAGCACAATTTTACTACCCATCGCCCGCTATATAGGCGGCAATATCGGCGAATCGCGTGGTGTGGTCAATGATGACGGCACACCAAAGTTAGACGCTGACGGAAACAAAGTAACTGAATTTAATTTTGCTATTGGCATACCCAAGACTACTGCTGATTGGAAACAGACAGACTGGGGTGCGAAAATCTACGCGGTGGGCAAGGCAGGCCATCCGCTATATGCTGACGGTCCTACTTTCGCTTGGAAAATCATTGACGGTGATAGTCAAATACCGAACAGTGTTGGCAAACGCCCGTGCGACAATATCGGCCACCCCGGCCACTGGGTAATGTGGTTATCGTCTCGATGGGCAATTCGTACCGTCAGTGCTGACGGCAGCGAAGAGATACTTGACAAATCTGTTATAAAGCACGGTTACTACCTTGAAGGCGTTATTAGTGTCGCTCCTAATAAAAAATCAGCGAACGGGAAACTTAAGCCGGGTGTTTATTTGAATCCGTTGGTATTTGCACTTGCTGGATTTGGACAAGTGCTTAATATTGGAACACAGATTGATGCAACAAAAGTTGGGTTGGGTCGTGCGGCGCTACCGCCGGGCGCGTCTGCCCAACCTGTTTCATCACTGAACGTACCGGCACCGAAACAAATGACATCATTGGCCCTAGACACCTACGAAGCGTATCGAGATGCTGGTTATACCGATAAAATGTTGATTGATAATGGCTTAATGGTTCCGCCTGCGCCAGCGGCTTCGGCAATAGCGCCTCCTCCTGTTGCTCAGGCAATAGCACCGCTTCCCTTGATGCCGCCTGTGTTTATTCCGCCAGTTGGGATAGTTTCATCACAGAACGCACCGCCACCGAAACAAATGACATCATTGGCACGAGGGGATTATGAAACATATCGAGCCCTCGGTTACAGTGATAAAATGTTGATTGATAGTGGGTTGATGGTCGCACCTGAGCCCGTGGCTCCTGTAGCGATAGCGCCGCCTCCTGTAGCGATAGCGCCGCCTCCTGTAGCGATAGCGCCGCCTGCGTTGGTTCCACCTGCGTTGATGCCGACAGTTGGGGCGGTTATTCCGCCTCCGGCGGCTGCGCTTAAACAAATGACATCATTGGCACAAGGGACTTACGAAGCGTACTGTAACCTTGGTTACACGGACGAAATGTTAATTGCCAATGGGTTGATGGTTCCGCCCAACGTTGCGTTTACGCAGATACCGGGGGTGCAGCAATGAGGGTTGGTAAACTGAAAGCATTGATCGCCAATCTTGATGACGATATGCCGATACTGGTGCCGTGTGATGACCACGAGTATTGTGAAGCCGGTTGCGAGATCAGCACGGCGCTAAACTTCAAGGGCAGGCGTTATAACGAAGATCACGGAGACGAGGTTACGCCCTCTGAATTTTGGGGCGAACGTGTTCAAGTTTTGATCGTAAGCCCATAGCACTACATGCGACCGTCGTGGTTGCGACGGTCGCCCACACTTCAGGTGATAATATGAAAAAGATAATTTTAGCTCTTTGCATTCTAATAATATCAACATCTTCCCATGCATACGACATGCGCGGGTATTTCCCTACTACACAACGGGTAAATCAATATGTCGATAATGCTGGAAACTACAAACAGACTTACGTGTTTACGCCAAACAGTGTGGGGTATGTTCCACTATATAACGCATATTTGACTATAAACAAACCAGGGCAGGTTTATACTTGGCAGAAGACTTATTTAATAAACGGTGCTAACTGTACAAAAACAGTAGCCGTATTGCTCTTCGGCGACGACCAAACGATTACAGAAGTCGGTGACTGGTATTCAAGTCAATCGAGCGGCGGATGTACGCCGGATTCTGTCTCAGGCTACCGCAATGCCAGCACGGGACAGCCGACAGGGTTATTGTGGAGCGGTGGCATTGCCGAGATGCAAGTTATTAGCCAAGATTCGCCGGGAGCCGCATACAACTATAAGAACTGGAGTGCGTTCAGCAAAACCGGCATCATCGAACATCTTGACACGATGCTTGTGAATGGTCACACTTATTCGGATGTGGTTCACATTATCATGTATCACGGCACCAGAGCGCCGACCCCTAAACAAGTGCGTTGCGTTGGCCCAATTGCGGCTAATGGTGGTTATTATCAGTCATACAAGGATTATAATAGTTATGCGATGGAATTATGGCTGGCAAAGGGTATTGGTACAATCAAAGAAGATACTCCGTTTATTGAAGACGCAAGTTACTGGGGCTGGAATAACTGCGTAGGAAATTATCTGACTGGCGATAAATCGTTAGAGAGATATTTAATATGGCAATAATGTTTAATCCAATAGGAGGTATTCATGAGTTAGTTAATTTAGCAGTAGGGTATTTAATTTTAATTTTAATCTGTTCGAGGGTTTTATGAAAAAAATTGCTTTATGTTTAATTTTGATGTGTGTCGCCGCTGGCGTTCATGCTACACCGGGTACGCTATTGTTTATTGGTGCTCAAAACTCCGGTAAAACGATGGCGGATCGATACAATCCTAGCCCTTGGGCTGTTAATGGTGGCACCTATGTGACTTTGGTCGATGCATTCTTGAGACAGTATCAAGGTAACCCACCTTTCACGATTAATAGGGCCGTAGCATGGTCTAGTTCTTATACTTACGATTTCCAAATGAGCGGCGCTACATTCCATTCATTAGGTTATTGGGATCAATATATGATGGGCGCGTATGGCGCGTTAAACGGACCTAGCCGAGCAGCGCCTTGGCCTACGTCCAATCTTAAATCCGTTATAATCGATATTACAAACGATTGTTTTAGAAATACTTGTACCGGTCAGCAACAACAAGCTGTATTTGATGCGGTGCAGGCGGTTATCAATGGCGAGTCGCCATATGGTCGAAAGACAGTTGTGATTAATTATCCATACAGCGGCGTGTCGGGGCAAAACACCACATTCACTAATGCGTTTAATACTCACGTTTGGACTGGTAATTATTGCGTGGCTGATATTTATCAGAATGTTACAACTGATTCATCTGGAGTAGTTTTTACAACAGCTTCGATGAATACCGCCGCAGCTCGTTTAAAAAATACCTTAACTTCATACGGATTAAATTAATATGAAAAATGTTATTTACTTATTTATTGCTTTATTTATCTTCAGCGTATCTCCGGCTAATGCGGCGGGTACTATAGGTATTATTGGCGCGTCAGCAGATAACGGTTGTGAAGCTGAAGCTCCCACGATGTATTGCTTGTACGGCGGCATGTATCTAAGTTTAAGTCAAGCCCTGACGGCAAATTCGAATTATAATATTTTGACCGCAGCTAATGCAGGCGACTTTATCACAAAAGACGCGCCAAGTGATGTTGGACGTGGGCAAGGCTTAGGTTTCGAATCCCAATGGTGGAAGATTTGGACTGAAAGTATGGGTTCAGATTACACAACCACATCGCTCAGAGCGTTGGTGATAGATGTTAGTAAAGAATGTTCAATGCCGTCTTTAGGGTATATCTGTGACCAAACGGCCTTGAATAATATAAATGTCACAATTAATAGAATCATTGGTTATGTTAATACTTATATTCGCAATGCTTCTGGCAATAACCGCAACCCAAACTTTAAAGTTTTTGTTTTCGGCTATCCGACATACCAATACTTTGCAAATTCACAAGTTAATTGGTACAACAGCGATTGGTCAGCAAATGCCGCGTCAAGGGGTGCCATGTACTTTGCGCCGTGGGCAAACGCTACTCCAGGCACTGATTTAATTCATCCTACTTACAGTAGTATGTTAAATTCGGCTCTACTAGTTAAGAGTTACCTTGATACGTATGTAACTCTTTAACTGACATCAACCCAGGCCAAGGACGGCCTTACTCACAGGAGATACTCAAAATGTTATTAAGCAGAGATTACTTATTAGATTTGATAAACAACGGTGTTATTACGGCTGATCCGGCTAATGTTAATGGCACTAGTATCGATATTACGCTAGACCGAGTTATTAAAATAGAGTCTAAAGCCAAAGCCCCTGCTGGATGGTGCCGTGGTCCAATCGATTTAGCCGCTAAAGAATCTATAAATATGACATCAGTGGAAATACCCGATAAAGGGTATGAACTGTTGCCCGGACAATTTATTCTAGCAAGTTCGGTTGAAGTGTTTAATTTACCTGAGACTATAAGCGCTGAGTACAAGCTGAAGAGCACTATGGCACGCAATGGCTTGGAACACCTCAATGCCGGATGGTGTGACCCTGGTTGGCATGGTTCCAAATTAACACTTGAATTTAAAAACACTTGTCAGTTTCATTCTTTGCTGATCAAACCGGGCATGAAATGCGGACAAATGATTTTCTTCAAGCACGTGGCAGTGCCACAAGAACATTCTTACGCTGTCCGTGGTAAATATAACGGACAGACAGGAGCTACTGAATCAAAGGGGTTAGATTAATGAGCAGAATAGCAATCCTAATTACCGTGCTGTGTGCAAGTTGCGCGGGTGCAGACGCATACGCCAGAGAGTACGCTCTTAACCCAGCCGTCACGCAATCTACCATTAACTCAACCATATGTGTGCCAGGATGGTCGGAAACAATCAGGCCGCCGACATCGTACACGAATCGACTGAAAAAACGACAACTTCCCGCTGGTTTTCCAATGGACGATTACGAAGAAGATCACATTATCCCATTGGGGCTTGGCGGACACCCGACTGACCCAAAGAACCTGCAACCTCAATTGTGGTTAGGTAAATGTGGTGCTATTCGCAAAGATGTTGATGAGCGCCGATTGCATTCGGCAGTGTGCGCCGGTACGACAACACTCGCGGCAGCTCAACAATTCTTTATGCCTTGGGGGTGCAGATAATGTTTATCACATTCGAAGGTCCTGACGGAGTTGGTAAAACGACTTTAGCTACCATGCTAGCGCACACCATTGGAGCCATTCCAACGTCGGCGGCAAAAGGCACCGAGTTCGCAAAATCTATCTATGACAAGTATATAGCCAAAAATGTTAGCCTCGATCCAATTGTTCAACAGCATTTGTTTCTGGCAATGCACCGCCAGCATCTCGTTGAAGTCGTTAAACCGGCAATCAGCAGGGGCGCTCACGTTGTTTGTGATCGATACCTAGATTCGTTTTTCGCCTATGGCACTATGGGAATCCACGGCTGGCAAGACCTATATAGACCAATCGAGCCGGTAGAGCCTGACATCACATTTCTATTATGGCGCGAGAATGCGGAAGTCGATGCCACCAACGAAGATAAATTCGACGCAATGAGCAAAGCGGAGCGTGAGCGAATACATGGTAGATTCTTGATATTGCAGGATATTTTCCCTGACCGAATCAAGTTAATCAACACTGACCAATCTCCGGCCAACGCTATCGAAGATATTCTTGATTATTTGTCTTGACAATATGCAATTTTGCATATAAACTTTAGTCGTACTTTAAAAACAACTTCAGGAGATTACGTCATGAGTGACTTGCAAAAACAATTAAACGACTTCGATAAAAGTTTCGACCCTTCTATTTTTGAACATTGTGTATCGCGCGGCATAATGTTACTACACATCCGCGCGGAGCAAATGGTCGATGAGGGTTTCACCTGGAACTTTCTAATATCTCGACACAGTATTGAGCGATATATTATCAATCGGCATAGCAATCAAACTATGATGGCAGCTGTAATCGAGTATGTTGAACACGCTGAGGCCTGTGTCGAATCGTTTAACGGAATAGGGGTGTGATTATGGCGACTATTGGACAATATGACCCGAATAATTTCAAACATGTTGTTGACTACGGGGTATTGCTACAGATGCATAGGCGACAGATACTTATAAATAGAGGTTTGAAATGGGATATTTCAATAAAAAGATGGTTAGTGGAGCAGGCGGTTATTGATAATTATCCGTGTCGCTTAAAAACAATGACGGAATGCGTTGAATATTGCGCGAAAATCACCGAGCTTTATGTACTTAGGTTTAACGGAATTGAGGTGTGATTATCATGCGTGAATTACTTAATAAATTAAACCTTTTAATATTCGGAAACAGAATCACTGTTATAAATGACAACGAAATAATAGTTTCGGCAGACACCTATGTGGCTATTGAATCTGAACATGCCGATTCATGCAAGGGTTGCGCTTTCAACGTAAAAGGGTCGATGAACTGCGTACACTTGAAAGGAGACGCTCCTTGCGGTGACTGGGAACGAAATGATGGACTAAACGTAATATGGGTGAAGAAATGAACGAAAACGCATACATAAGCGATAGTGGTGAAACCTATATCACCGTCTATACTGATGATCCAGCAACTTGCGAGGGTTGCGCGTTTCGTGGTGAAACGTGGGGATTTTGTTGTGAAAACGCCCCTTGCACTGAAGACGCACGGGACGATAAATGTAATGTAATATGGGTGGCAAAATGATTAAATTAATTAAGCAAGTATGGTCTTGGTTAGCGCCGGGCCGAACTGTGATTAGAATCGACGAGAATTGCATATATGTCGATGGTGAGGAATTTATAGCAGTTGATTCTAACCGACCTTATGTCTGCAAAGGCTGCGCTTTCGATAATATCGACGAGTATGCTTGTAATGTTGCGGGATGCGCCGCACGTTCAAGAGAAGACGGTCGCACTATCATATGGGTGGAGAAATGATTAACACGTGTTATTTTAAACACTCTGTGCGCACCGCTATCGAAGCGTATGCCACTGAAACGCAACAAACATTCGACGCTGTTCGTAACGCGGTGCAATCAGGTTGCCCGCTAACAACGAGTGCGATTAGACAATTAATGTACGGAGAATAAACATGGTCACAGTTAGAAGATTAAACGAGTCCGACTTATCGGCAGCCGTTGCTATTATAGACACGTGCTGGCCTGACGGGGAGACTTCCAACGAAGCCGGACATGAGATCAAAGCGAGCTTTATGTTGCACCATCCAGGAGTTATTGCTCAAAAGTGGTGTGGTGCATTTGTCAATGGTGAATTGATTGGCGTGTCGGCTTGGTCACATTCAGGCTTTGCTTCGGATACTTATGCGTTGTGCTGGGCTGCGGTATTATCCGAATATCGACATCAGGGCATTAATACCATGATGCTGGATTATCGGCTAACAGAGATATATCGGTATCACGGCGAAACGCCGTACAACGTGATGGTCAATACTTGGGATAATCAAATGTATCGGCTGAGAGGTTTTGTAAGCGCTATTCCCAACACGCTACCGTTGGCAGAAGGTAGATGTATTTTGTTGGCAACATTCGATCCACCTGTAGATAATACTTGACAATGTGCAAATTTGCATATATTATTTAACTGTACTTTAAATCAACCCTTCAGAGGATATTATCATGAAACTATTAATTTTAATCGCGTTACTCATGTTCATTTGGTCTAGGCCTTCCAGCGCAGACACTGCCAGTGACTTAGAGTCTGTTAGCTTTGCATCGGCGCAGTGCAAGAGAGGTGACAGTCCGTCTTGTAGCGCATTTCCAACCTTACTTAGTATAGCTTGTTCGAACACGCCAAATGGCAAAGCGTGTGCATACATAGAACAGATGCGAGCAACAAAAACAGAGGATCAACTGTTTAACCTATGTCACACAGGCATCATCCAACTTTGCAACTAAGGGGAACGTCATGAAAAAATTAGCACTTAGCGCAGCGATTTTGACTTTAACCGCATGTAGCGCAGCTGATATACAACACACATTAGATCGGGACTTGCACGCTTTCGATCTAAACAAGCTCACACGGAACCCAAGCGCAGATGCTTTTGCCGACATAGCGCGTAAAAAAGCGGAAGCAGAACGCATTGCCGCCGAGAAACAACTCGAATACGACAGGGCTGCGCCTGAACGGGCGGCTGCTGAGAAGCAACGTGAATACGAAGCGTCCCCTCAGTATCGAATCGATAAATTGAAATACTGGCATTCGCCAGCAGGCGCAGCCGAATATAAAGCGCGGTTGCGGGTTGAAGTTGGAAGCCTTGCTATGTATGACGATTATTGTGAAGCTGGCGACGCCAATGCTTGTCGTATGATACCGGGCCAATTAGAGAACGCTTGCTTTATCGATCACAAACCAGCTTGCCAGCGCATTGAACAGCTTAAGAAAGCTCCATTGGCAACCCGTCGATATTTATGCAGTCAGGGCATGGATTCACTTTGTCTTGGTGCGAATAAGGATTATTACGAACTAACCAAGCGGAGATATTGAGCTATGAAGCCAATAGGAATATCAGGGCACATTCGAGATGTATGTCCAATGTCACCCGATGAGCTTCGGCACAACTGGGCCAACGAACAAGAAGAGCGGTTATCATTTGTTGCCTTACAATCTGACTATAAGCCGTTTGATGAGCTCGAACCTAAATCAATTTTGCAGCAGTTAATATCAATGCAGGCAACGATTGATGAAATGAATCAGAACAGACTGACCCGCGCTAAACAAATATTTGAGGCCGAGCATGATTTCCGACAAGACACTGAAGATAATTAAATCCCGCAAGTCGTGGTCAACGTACGCCTTGCAACATAGATTGCGAGTGTCGAATGAATGGGCCGAAGCGATTAAAAACGAACTCATAGAGCTTAATATTCTCAAAGAGTCATCTAACTGGCGAGGGTATCACGATGTTAATTTGTGAGGAGTGCGGTCACGGATACCCGGATAAGTCTGCCAATTGTACATGGTGTGGATCACCGTGCTTGTTCGCGCATACTCGCACGATTACAAGCATAGTCGATACTGAGTGTTACCCGAATTACTGGTTGTGCGCCTTCAGCACAGGCGAACGGTTCCAGATGACACGGGACACCCCACTCGACATAGATGGGCTGCGGAAGGCACTGAGTCTATACACAGTCGTGACGTTCAACGGTAATGGCTACGACATGCCGATTATCGCCTTGGCACTTGCCGGACATGGCACGGATGATTTGCACCGAGCCACCGAGATGATCATTGTCGGCAAACAAACCGGCTGGCAGTTGCTTAAACAGCGTGGTTTAAAACCTTTGTATTGGATAGATCACATTGATATGATCAATGTTAGCCCTGGTCAAAGTTCGTTAAAAGCATATGGCGGCAAGATGCACACGCACGAGATTCGCGACTTGCCCTATACGCCCGGCGTGGAAGTCAACTGGTATCAAGTCGTTAACCTGCGCGATTACTGTGATATTGACCTTAAGGTGACCGGCGAATTGCATGGTCGATTCACGTCTCAATTGAAGATGCGCGTCGAAATGGGCGAGGAATTAGGCATTGATCTACGCTCGAAAAGCGACCCTCAGATAGCCGAGGCTGTGGTCAAAGCCTCGTTGCCAATGTTGATTCCGATGCCGCCAGGAGGATGGTCGGTTAACCCAGGAGCGAAGTTTTATTATCAACCTCCTGACTGGCTGCGGTTTCAAAATTGGGACTTAGTCGAAATGGTTACATCGCAACCGTTCGAAATATCTGAATCCGGCGGTGTGTTGATGCCGCCGCATCTTGATGGGGTGCTGTTTCATGGCTATCAACTTGGCATTGGCGGGCTACACTCGACTGAGTCTTGTTGTTACCATCTTGCTGATGATAGCACACTGCTTATTGATTTTGACGTTGCTAGTTATTATCCGAGTCTTATATTGCGCACGAGCATATACCCGAAACAAATAGGCCCGGCGTTCAGCACATTGTATCAAGAATGGTTTGATAGCCGCTTAGCAGCCAAGCGAAAAGCTGCTGCGCTGACTAAAGAGATCAAAAGTGGATTGGTCGATCCCGACTTAATCGCTGAAAAAGAAAAAGAGCGGGATGAATATGCCAAAATTGCTGATTCAAAAAAATTATTGGTCAACGGATCATTCGGAAAATTAGGCAGCAAATACAGCATCTTCTATGCGCCGTCTGAGATGATTCAAGTCACTGTGACGGGGCAGCTGGCACTGTTGATGCTTATTGAAATGTTCGAGCTGTGCGGTATTAATGTCGTATCGGCCAACACTGACGGCGTCTTGATCAAGTGTAAGCGTAACATGGAAGCGCGGGCCAAGGAGATTGTCGCTTGGTGGGAGTCGGTCACCCAATTCAGCATGGAACGCACTGATTACAGCGCTGTATACAGTCGAGACGTCAATAGTTATGTTGCCGTATGCCTTGACGGTAAAGTTAAATGTAAGGGGGCTTTTGGCTCACCCAACCCTGGTGCAGGCGGATGGTCTAACCCAACCGGCCAAATCTGCGTAACTGCTATGATCGATTACCTAACTAAAGGCATTCACCCAATGGAAACGATTCGAGGTTGCACGGACATCAAGCAGTTTGTGTATGTGTGCGCGGTGCGTGGAGGGGGCTCTTTATTAAACGGCAAACTGTTGCCGAAACACACTAGCCTCAAAAGAATGCGAGAGATCACAGGAATAGGTCTTGGAGTCGGTAAAACTGAGCTAATGGTTGCTTATGAAAAACTGCGTATAGAACAACAATCGACTAAGCGATACTTAGGTAAAGTGGTTCGTTGGTACTTCGCAAGCGGATCGACCAAATGCATTGTCTACAGCGTGTCAGGCAATAAAGTGCCGGGTGCTGTCGGTGTGGCCGAAATAATGACATTGCCTGACACGTTGCCGAACGACATTGATTACGACAAATATTACAGCAATACGATTAAGCTTCTAAACAGCGTGGGGATAAAATAAGTTGACATTATGCAACTTTGCATATATCATTTAATCGTACCTTAAATTAACTTCAGGAGAAAAACGATGTCAATTCCAAATTTTGAAAAAAACCTTGTCGATAATAGAATACATGCCATAGTTAGCGGGATGTGTAACCTATGGTTGCACAAGGTATTGAATAAAATAAATAATCCCGACGACTTAGAGGATATGCTTGTGCAATGCAACTCAAGCGCTACATTGCACAATAGAGTGATAGATTATCTGATAATTAGAGAAATTGCTCGTTCAGACGGGTCGGTTACGAAAAATGATCTTGCTGAATATATCGAAATAGACGAAGAGTCTCTTGATATTAGGCTAAAGAGATTAGTGAAGTTATCTACTATCGTGACTAACGGCATAACATATGCTACCGATTTATCAGCACTCAAAGGAGAATAAAACAATGGAAGAATTCAAATCAATGCTAAGAAAATATCACCGTAAACCCGGTCCCAATGGCGCAATTGAACCTGTGCGGTGCATGATGCTAACCGAGCATGTCATGATGGCGGAGATGCCCGAAGGTATTCCTCATTGCCTTATTATAAAACGGGCGGACAATACGTTTGTGATAACGACAGGCGTTCCGTTACCGGCATCGTGGCGGCATTCATTAAAACTGAGCCCTGATAAAGACCTTATCAAATCAATTAGAAACAAGCATCAATTGACCCAGGCGAACGCGGCAGAACTTATATGCCGCACTAGGGAAGCATGGTCGCAGTGGGAACGTGGAACGGCTCGAATGTCACCTAAACTGTGGGATATGTTCTTAGCCAAGGTCGGAGAATAATGAAAGTTTATTACCAATCGCCAATGGGCGACATCGAAGGGCTTCACGGTGGGTTGGTTGGAACACGACACCCAGAACTGACTGGCGACGTGTCTCTGTTATGGGGTAACATTACAGGTATTTACGGTGATGTTACCGGGCTACATGGCGACATTTCGCGGGTGTGGGGATGCTTGACGACATTCATCCGAAGTCACTTGCCAATGAATAATTTCACTGGATGTTGCCAACTTAAACCGGCCATTCTGCTTGGATTTTATGGAACTAACGAGGATTTAAAATGACCGACGTATTACTAAACGGCTGCATCGTGTCAGTCAAACAAAGCCTAAACAGGCTCTATTACACAGTTGGCGACAGAGATGCAACTCATCACTTGCTGAAAATTGTCGCTATTGAGAAAACAGCCAACGGCATCGGCAGAATTGGCGTTACCGAGATCGATTCAGAGTTTGTAGTCGATAGCACGACGAAAGTCGGAGATTTCATCGACACTCGTACGGGCGACGTTGCGACTAGAATTACAGCTATCATGAAGATAGCCACTGTTGTTGAAACCATAAATATAGCCGCTGCCGTGGGCAACATTATCGCAATGGCGTCATTGTTTGTATTTCGATAAGGAGTTAGGATTATGTGTGTCGAAGTTATTACAAACAACAAGCACGCCGGTACTATATTGGAATATTCAGATGGACTGTATTATAAGCCCGGCGCATCTGACATTATTCATAAATTGTTAGAAATTTCAAGAATCGACGTGTCGAATGACGACTGGCGGTTAGTGGCGGTTACTTCGAACGGAGCCCGATTCGCAGTTGATGATACGGCTCGTGTTGGCGATTTCGTAAACACAGGCACGGGTCTAGTCGCCAGATTGACCCGTGCATTAATACAAGACACGTGCAACCCTACAACAATTAGATTGAGCGCATTGGAGCTATAATTATGGGTATGAGAGCATTAATGATAAGAAAATCGGTCCCGGTCTTGATGGGTCATTGCGATGATTTGCACTATGAGAACGATGGTATTACGCATTACTTGCGAAAAATCGAAGCCGTTTATGATTCACAAGACGGTAGCAGATTGATTGCACGAACCGAAGAAGGGTTTGAATTTATAGTAGTTGCTGGCACCAGGGTCGGCGATTTTATCAACACCGAAACAGGTAGCGCTGTTCGGGCAGTAACTGCGATTGTTGAGCTCACCGAGGATGATGAAGTAGACATTTTGATCGCAATGAAATGGAGCAAGTCATGAGTGAGATGTGTCGCATTGAAGATATTAGCTATTCGAAAGCTGAAAGCAAACTTATTGCCCGTACTGAAAACAGCCTACGTTTTGAAGTCGATAATCTAGCTGAGGTGGGCGATTATATTGATGCGCTTACCGGACACGTGTTTAGAATAGTAGCTAGTGTAATTAGACCCGGCAAGCATTTACTTGGAGAATAAAACAATGAAAAAACTAACAGCGGCGGCAGATTGCATCAATTACGCCTATACTGTAAACGCACGTATCGAATCACCTGACGCAAGTCGTACCTTGTTCGAAGAGACTGGTTTATGTGCCATGTGGGCCGAACCTGATGGGTTGTTGGCTAAGCAAGAACTGTTCGGATTCATCGACGTGTTTGATGAGGGCCACATAGAAGGCTTTCCAGACGGTAGCGGAGACGTGGCGGTTATTGCGTTCCGTGGCACAGACGGGTTTCACGATTGGTTATCTAATGCGGATCATGATCTCGTTAGCGTAGATGGGTGCAAGCACGATCCAAAGGTGCATGAGGGCTATTTGAAAATATACAACCAGCTTCACGAAAACTATGTCTTACCGTGGCTCGAACAAAACAAGTCGATCAAGAATATCATCATAACCGGTCATAGCTTGGGTGCTGCGTTAGCCACATTATGCGCCTACAGATTGCTTGATCGTAACATCGAATTGATCACATTCGCCAGCCCACGAGTCGGCGATGTTGATTTCTGCATGTTGCTCGAACAACGTTTAAAGAACAACCTGCGGATAATCAACACCGAGGACATTGTTCCAACGTTACCGCTGCCGACTGATACGCAAGGTTTCAGTCATTGCGGAACGTTGCTGGCATTCACTCTTAATTCTAAGGGGGTAATTGGCAATCATGCAATGAGTTTGTATAAGAGTGCGACTCCCTACATTTAGTTATTTGCTGAACAACGTAACTAAATGGCTCCAATTTAAATTGGTAAATATGTAACCTAGAAGACCGACAACCGACCATTGTATTGCCGTTTTTCTAATCTCTTTGTACGCCGCCGACCGGTCAGTTTCGGCGGCAATCTTCGCAGCAACCCAGTCATGATGCTGCTCATGGTCGTGGCTAGATATGCCGTTGTAATGCTCCTTAAGAGCATCCGCTATTACTTTTTCAATATCTGATAAGTTGGCACACATTAGACCGACTCCCATGTTATTGCCGACAGTTCATCGGTTGAAGTGACCGCGTTACACAGCGACTTTAGTGATTGGTAATGCCAAAATATTGCTTGATTGCGTTCAAGGATTGCCATTGCAAGGCCTTGTAGCTCATCGCGAGTCATTGGAATGTTAACGTTAGCGATTGATCGAAGCCTAAAGTCGGCTGGCAAACTACCGGGAGCCAACAGTCTTGTGTAAAGAGTTAGTTGTTCGTCTTCAGCTTTGAACATATTGCCGTTGAATAAAATCGGCTCAGCACTCCTAGCTGACATTTCGTATGACAACTGATATGTTTTTAGCTTGATTCGTTCTGCCAAGGTTAACAACAACTCTTCAGGCACCGCTTCAGGTTTTCCATCGGGACCTGTACGAATGACATGACCGGCAGCGTGGAGCTGGAATAGGTTAGAGTATTCTTCGAATGTTATCTCAACCGAACCTTCAACAGACTCTTCGTAGAAACCGCCTGTTGTTGGCGAATAAAACATGCTGTTCGGTTTGTCGTTTATTTGAGTAATCATATTATCGTCCGGTTACTTTGTAGAAAAAACCCATCGAGGAAATATCACTGTATGCTGTGAATTGTGAAGTTGTGAATGAGCCATCGGTCCAGACAACAGCGCTTTGCCCTATCGGGGTTCCCCCGTAAGTTATTGCGCACGCGAAATCTATGTTGGCGAGCAACACAGGGAACGTAATTGGCAATGTGACTGTGATCGGAGCGCCTACGGTGGCGCTTGATGTAGCGAATCCCCATTGAGTTATCACGCCATTCGGTTCTTTTTTATAACCAAACAAAGGTGTTCCGATGTTACTAACTAACTTGAATGATTCAGAATACCGCAGTTGCGCCGTTCCACCTACTGCCAACCATTGGCCTGAGCTAACACGTTCGACCGTCAACGAGTCACCTGCGTATAATAATAGCCCGCTTGGATTAGTAAACATCGTGTTGTTGACGATGATCGATTCGCCTGTATTAGCGACGATGAATGTGCCGCTTGTTGATGCCGACTCGCTGAATATTTCAAACCGTTGCCCGTCAGCGACGCCTGATAAAGCAGGCAAGGTCAATTGCAATAGACCTGATGCGTGCGCGGCGACAATTGTGCCGCCCAACGAAGATGTCGATAAAGTTTGATTTACAGTAACTGTCGTGATGGATTTGCTTCGCAGACCTAGTGCGTTAGTCACAGCTGTACCGACAAACTCAGTGTTTGCTATCAACTTAGAGCTGTCGCCCGGCGTTGCTGTGTCAGCGGTGGCGTTCGCATAGGCGACATTAGTGCCGTCGGCCATGACCGAAGCTGCGTAACCTTGTTTAACGACAACACCTGTGCCAGTTGCTTGTGCGATTGTTACAGTGAAAGCGCCGGTTGTAGCGTTTCGGAATACCCACGATTTCACTCCGGTCGGTACTGTGACTTGGATATTAGCCGTAATCACGCCTGTAAGTAATATTGTGTGTTTGTTCGCTTCGTCAGCGGTCAGTGTTACATTCGACCCGCCTGCGATGGATTTGGTTAGATAATCCACACCCGTGACTGTAACCCAACCAGCACCGCCGGTATCCGGGTTAGTTAGATTGTTATCGACAGTATTCGCCCAAAATCCGGTATTGTCGGCTTTAACCAACACCGCTTTATTCGGATAACCCCCAATAGCGGTTGAGAACGTCGAATCATAATAAGCACAGCCACCGGCCTCCTGCCAGCGCAACGCTGCGCTAATATTGTTAAGCACCCCGTTCATATCCTGCCCGAATGGAGGTACGCCGCCACCTTCGACCGGGGTGAAATTCAACGGTGGGAAGCCGTCAGTCCATGACGCAGCTCCGGCTTCTATCGATATTTGAGACGGGACCGGGATAGTTCTGATATAACTTGGCCCGGCGCTATTACCAAACGGCACCGTTATTAGTGCCGGTTTCTGTGTTAATTGCATTATAAAAATCCTCTGAAAAATATACCGTTGCCGAAACCGTAACCGGCGGTTATGAAACCGGCCTCTTTAAATCCGAAATTATGATAGCGCTCGATTTGAATAATATCGAATTGTACGCCGGTCGGGTTGCTAAACGCGCCTGACTGCTTTAGTATCGCTAATTCAAACGGTTGCAATATAAATTCGAACGTTAGACGTGCTGACATGTTGCCTATGTCACTGACGTAAGCATTCCCCCTGCCGGGGAATAGTTTCATTAACATAGCGTTGTACATTGATGATGTGCAACGGCTGATATTCGCCAACGCTTTAACGAGAATCAGCACACGAAACGCATCATCAGATAGATTGTAACTAGACCCGATAGTCGTGCCTTGGAAAAACCGCGCTTGACCGAATGGTGTGTAATCAATCGTACCACCTTCTTTGTAACCTAAGACCGGTTCGTTGCCTAATTCAAGCACGCGCGATACCCCGACTATCCGGCCCCATACGTCGAGCCCGTACCCTTCGGCTGTGCTGACATCCCACACCTTCGCATACCATTCGTCGATGTTCGCAGACGGATCGATGTTTGTGTTTGCCATATCGATAATCGACATAATAATAGGCGAGTTCGCATACTGGCTCAGTATCGTCTCTTCTATGTTAATCATGCGAACGACACCGCTATGTCACTGTCAGTGAGTGTAGGGACCTGACTACCGCCGACCAGCACGTATTGCAGGTTGGCCGCGATTACACCAACCTCAATCTCGATAACTTGCGCCCATGAACCCAAGGCAAATAACGGCGCGTAATATCGAGAGTGGTAGATTGTGCCGCCGATGCGAGCACGTTGCCCGCCGTCAGCGCCATTAAATGCCGACTGGATCGCAGCCTTGATCAACGTAACAGCATCCGACGGCACACCGATGCTGGAAGCCATCACGATGTTGAATTTGATCGCCAGCGGCGTAGGTCGTTGGAATGCGACATCATAGAAGGGGTAAGGCGTTGTGTATAGCCCGTTACCGCTGTCAGTGATTCGGACAACTGTCGAACCGTTGTAGTCGCAGCCAGTTGATTTTTTAGACCATATCGCGTTTGCTATCGCTGTCGAATCGCCGCCGTACACGCACACATACAAGGAGTGCGGTAACAACGAGACCCCGCCTAAATTCGCGCTCATCGCCTCAGAGCCGACAGTCTGTGAGATCGATACCACATAGTTGCCAGTACCACCCGAACCCGTGCCGAATGCGCTTATAACTGTGCCTTGCGCGATACCCGCGCCGGTCACGATATAACCAACCTTAAGCGTCCCGGCAGCGACAGCGGTCACTGTTAGCGTCGTTCCGGCAATGCTGGCGGTGAATGACGCGCCCGACTGGACACCGGTCACGTTCTCAATCGCATATGCATCGAGAACGCCAGTTACGCCGAAGACAGCTCCAAGAACAGCAGGTAACGACCCTTGCGCGTTTGCCGCAACCGAGGCCGCGCGGCGATATTCGAAATCAACACGTGATTCAACATCACGACCGAGTACCCCGGCGGTTAAGTTATCGACGGCATCCCAACCTGGAATGGCTTTATAGATTGAGTCTATGAAACCTGTAGGACACGGTATGGGTCCGGTTGTCACCGCGCTAAACACGATGTCAACAGTACCGCCTGCACCAATGGCCCCGGCATCGGTGGATGCGTACACGATACCGGCTTGATCTTTGATCAAACTGCCAGCAGGGATTGACACACCGACCCCACCTGTGCATGTGACTGTAACAGTTGTGGAAGATGCCGGGATGCGCGTTAGGAAATAAATTCGGCCTATCGCATCCTGGAACCGACCGGACGCATAGGATGGATCGACACCGTTCGCCATTTGAGTAAATTGCGCGTTTTCGTCGGCAATGATTGCAGCGATACTTGTCGCTAGTTGGCCTTGCGGTGTTGATAGTGCTGGATCAAGATCGCCGCCAAATGCTGCGTTTATGTCATTGAAAACGCCCGTATATATGTCAGCTTCGGCGGGTGCAACGAAGCCTTTATCTGTGAATGATGGGGTCGGTACGGACGTTGGCATAAGAAAATTCTCTTGACATATAAGCAAATTCGCTTAAAATTGGTCACCTGTTTATCAGATAATAACACAACCAATCAGGAGTACACAATATGCAGGCATCGAAGGCAGTGAGTATCGTCGGACCGAAAGGACCGAAAAAAACCGCGTTGCTACAACGCATTGCGTCGGAGTTCGGAGATTTTCTCGAAATATCGATAGATGACATGTTTGATCGAGAAAAGTTTAACGACTTTTTGATATTGGGAGTGAAGACAATAATCATCGACGGCACCACTAAGAATGCATCATTATGCAATAGATTGCATAAACTGGCATCAAGTAGCCATACCACTGTAGTTGATTCGGACGGCAGATATGTGCGCGTGAGAACCCCTAATTTATTATTCAACGTTGAACAAACAGACGGCGGGGCTATCGGTGGAGTGATTTCATGATGATTGAATCAGAAGTAACATTCACAGCAAGTATTAATAGGACGATTCTACGGGTGACCGGTATAACCGGCGGAACACTTAAGATCGGTCACATCGTAACGGGAGCTAGTGTAGCACAAGGAACGGTAATCACCGGTCAAACTAGAGGGTTGCCGGGGGGTAGAGGGGATTATGTTGTTAACATAGCGCAAACTATCGTTTCTGAAACCATGAGTGCAAATAAATCATGCATAATCACGACCGGAATAAAATCAGGCGCGACGCTGAAACGACTGAGAAAATATCACAAACTCACTCAGGTCGAGTTTGCTAAGCTGTCGGGCGTGTCTGTTAGGACGATCAGCACTATAGAGGTGTACGGGGCGAGAATTAGCACTAAATACGAAGCAGCATTCCTAGCCGTATTCAAATCACTGGGTTAAATATTAAACGCTTGCACGTTGCCGGTCACATCTGTTACTTGCAGTTGACCGGTCAATGTGCGCTCGTCAAATGATGTGAAAAACATCCTAGCATCGGTCACGCCCGGCACCGTTTTAGCCACTCTAATCAACTCGGACCGAACATATTCAATTGGCGGGTTTTGTCCCAATATCGATACGTTATATGTAATTCCAATATCCGTATCGTAGTATGCCTCGCCTTTAAACACTCGTGTTGCAGACGCCGCGTTTTGTGCCAAGACATATGGATCGCTTGCTACTGCGATACCTCGTGCCGAATCGACAGCTAAATCCCATGTCACCGGGTCTAGGTATAAGCTCTTCATTAGTTAACCGCTCCCGTGTTGCCACCGCCAGTTTGCACACCGTTGTGGGTGTGGGTATTATCGATTGTCTTACCATTTGCCTGCACGCTGCCTGTCACATGGACCGCGCCATTTATGTTAATGTTCGGCGCATTGATCGTAACAGCGGTAGGTGAAATTAACTCAATACCTGTAGCAGCAAACCGAACATATTGCGTCGGCTGGCCGTTGAGAACACCTCCTAAATAGATGCCGTCGGCAATATCGAATGTTCGAGCACTGCCGGGATTACTGCGTTTCTTAGTGCGCTGGACCGCTGAAATGTCTCGGCTGGCAAACACGGCTATTCCAATGTCGCCGACCTTCGGATCAATGATGACAGCATTAGCGCCACCTTGGAGCCGGAAATAGCAGCAATGGTAGATCGTGTTTGTTACAATCGGCGTTCCATCGGCAGCCATCGGATTGACCATTAATTTCATATCAACAAACCCGACAGGCGCTAATTCGTCATTGTTGCTGACTGCCATCACTTGAACAAGCGCAGTTGTGTTAACCTTGGCAATCAGCGAGTTGATTAGGAAATGGGTCGCGTTAAATTCGTCATTGCCTGATGTCGGCTCTTGATACCCTTTGACACCATTGTTATCGGACATTATTTTAATACCAGTGCGTCAGGTTTGGTCAAATACAATTGGCTAAACCACGAACCGCCGGGCATTTTCGCAGCAATATCGTGGTTTAATTGGGTCACTCGCCATAGACCGTCTGTGTTTTTCAAACTACTTTTGACTTCGACAAGCTGACCGAAACGGATCGTCGGCTCATACAGTATATTGACTATCAGACTGTTGCTTGAATAAGTCGGGTATCCAACCATACCAGTGTCGGGTGAGATCACGTAAGGAATGCTTTGACGATGGGAGCCTTTCGGCCATATTGCAACGGTGCCGTTATCGATAATCCAATCGAAACCGGCGGCTCTGGCGCACGTCTCAAGCATATTCCTACCGGCACCGATGAAATACGGGTTGTTTAGAATCGCATAGCAACCGTTGTTCTCGAAGTGTAGTCCCATCGACCGAGCTAGGTCAGCGATAATGATAGCCGCGTCTATGTCGCCTTTATAGCTCAGATGATCGGCGGGTATAATCGCTTCGATCATGCCGACCGAGCCGAGGATGTTGAACGAAACATCGGGTGCGTTGGACATGTCGGCAATGGCTGATGTGAGCGTGCCTTGCCAAACCATGCACATTCCACGAACATCATCACCCGCGTACACTGTGACGATGTTCCGCTGATAAACAACAGGCAGTTTGCCGATAGTCGTCAGGTCGTTGATGAGGTCTGGTGCTAGTCCGAACACTTGACCTTGTAGCGAACCCATGCCAGCCCCGCCCTGCTCAGACATATATAGCGCGATACGGAGACCTTTCAAGCGAACAGTTCGACCTTCTTCGATCCCCTGTTGCCCGGAACCGAATTTTATTTCCAGTTCTATTTTTCTATGCAGGAACGACATAATAAAGAATGTATCGAGTGCCTAAGCCGGGGCTGGCTGGATCACTAGCCCCTTGGGTGTCATGGAAAGCGAGATCGCCTATAAACCCCAGGTAACCATCGCGAACGATTTTATTCAGATTATGACATTGAACCCCGCCGACGATCAACGAATCATTGACGTACAGGTTTATGAATAGCCCATAGTCAGATTGACTCAGCTCAATTCGGCATTGCTGGCCGCCCAACGCAACGTAGAGAATTTGATTCGGGGAGTCAACTAATGGAATAATATAATCACTCATGTTGTTGCCGGAGCCGAGGGTGAACTACTAGCTTGCACAGTGCCTGATTGCGTCGAAGCGGCGCTATTTGGGTTTTTCGTGTTCGTAGTCGTGCGCACCACGGTGGCGCGAACTTCTTTTAGTTGAAGGTTGAAAGTCATCAGACCTGCACCATTAGCGGCATCGCGACTATAGTCAAACGACTCTAAGTTGCAATTCTCGAAATACTGTTCAGGAGTAACGACTGTCACCAAGTCGAGAGACGCGACTAATAATTCCAGTCTTGTTATGAATTTGACTTTATCGGCAACCGTACCGCCTTTGGTCATTTCAACTGACGTTTCGAACGGAAGTTGTACCTTATTATATGATTGAAACCCGCCTTTCTCGACGGGGTACGTCATGATTTCGAAATTCCGTTGATAATCTAGGGCGCTTATGGAATCAGGGTATAATATCAGTTCACCCTTTTGATTATAAATGCCCCATCCCGAACCTCGAAAAGCGTTGATCAACCGAACCGCATCGGCAATCAGTAGCGTGACTCGGTTAAGAATCCCCGTTATTTGATTGAGCAGTGCAGGAGCGCCATTAGCCATTTTGGTTGTTGCTTGCGTTGGCGAACTGTTGAGACTTCAACGCGCCGCCAATGTCCTTGGCGATACCCGGCGCATCGGTTGCTTTGGTGTTGACTGTTATCTGAGCGATATTCACCTCTGATGAACCACCGCCACCCGATTGCGTCGGCGCGGCCTTAGCTGACATATACTGAGCACGTTGGGCTTGAATAGCTTTCATGCTTTCATCAGCACTGATTGACGCTTTTTGATTGCCAAATTTGTCGTTATCGTAATAACCCTTGCCTGTTGTTGGATCAGTGAACGATGCCCATTCCATTGCAGCATCTTTAGCTGCCCCAGCAAGGTCATCACTTAAACCGTGGATGTAGTCATAGAGCTTTTTTCTCTTCTTGACTAAATACTCGTTAAACATCTTGTCCTGCATTTCTGGGTCGAATTTCTCTTCCCCGGTTAGGCCCATTTTTTCTTTGCCCTCTTTGAGGGTTGATCGAATCATCTGGTATTTGCCAGCAGCGCCGAACTCGTGTTTCTCTTGCTGCTCAAGCACTTGATTTATAGTCATATTCGCTAAGTCTCTTTTGCCCGACTTAGCTGTGTTCTTTTGATTATGTACGTTTACACTCGAATAGTCACCCTCGCCGCGTGAGACTAATTTAGCGAACGGTGATTGTCCAATGGAATCTTTCATGTTTTTCCCTATTTCAGTTGCTTTATCAATAACAGATTTGCCCATCGACATTACACCGCCAACAACAGACTCTGTAGTCACTTTGTCCAAATCAATGCCCGCACTTTTAGCAGCCTTTTTAATCCAAGCCACATCTTGCGCGGCACCTTTTCCAAGAAATTCAGCAGTGGATTTAATAAATGGAGTTAACATTTTCCAACCGTCAATGATTCTATCTACCAACTCACCGACTATTTTAAGCACACTAACTACAGGTTGAATATCATCGAAAAAACCATTGACTCCCTTGCGGGCCCCGGCCCAGTCAAAATTCTCAACCATCGCGACGAATTTAGCAATCTCTTTCTCAACTTCTTCGAGATCGATGGATTTGATCCACTCCATAAACTCAGCGCTTAGCCGCGTCAATGCTGGGGATAGCTTAGTTAGAAGTTCGCGCCAAACCGCTTCCAGCGAGTCACGGGTTTTGTTCCATTGGATTTCCCGTTCTCGCGCCTGTTTAACGTCCTCGCTGCTGACTATCGATAATCGACGCTGTTCATCAGCAAGGTTCTCAACAGCTTTGCGACCTTTAACAAGTACGTTGATCGTACCCTCGTCGAATCCCATGCCCTTGCCCCATGCCTGAGCGTGCGCCAAGCCTTTGGTGTCAGCCATTTCTTTAAGCTTGTCGGAGGCATCTAACATCACATCCTCGAATGCACGGGCCTTACCCGTAGCATCGGTCAATGATATGCCGAGCGAGGTGAAATACTTGAAGTCTTCACCACCTTCGCCGGTTAAGCTGAAGTGCTGCAACCGTTGTGACATGCCGGTTATCGATTGAGCCATGCCTTCAGCAGTGCCGCCAGCCTTATCGGCCATTTTCGTCCAAGCGCTCAGCCGTTCAACGCTCACATCGATATTAGCGGCCATCCTGCCCAGCGCCGCATCGTCAGCAGTTAGCTTGCTGGCAAGGGATTTGATCGCATTAATGCTCATCAAAGCCGCGCCAATCGCTAACAACTCGGTTTTAATTGATTGTAGCGACTGGGCGGACTTCTTGTTATCTTTCCGCATCACATCAGCGGTTTTCGATGATTTTTTATTCATCGCACCCAGAGCAGCTACGATCCTCTTCTCACCGGATGAGAATTTTTTATCATCAAGGCCGAGGGATATTATTAGCTCATCTATTAAAGTGCTCATGGGTCAGTCGCTCATTGTATGCATCGATAGTTAGAATCTCAATCAAATCAAAAACGTCCTCTAGTCCGAGTATCGTATCCAACTCATGAAGCGTTGCCAGCCTGTTGGATACGATCAGGGCAATGGGTAGCGGTACATTGGGATAATTCTCCGTTGATACACCGCTACCGCGCAAAATTAACCCGTGTCGGACTCGCTGTCTAAAAAACTTACGTGTAACGAGAAAACCTCCTTGACTAGCTTGAATCTAGTCATGATTTCCTCAATGTCATCGTCGATCAAATGCCTGATGATATTAGGCTTTTTAGGATCGGGCAAGTACATCACGCAGCCAAGCAATTCTTCTAACAGAGGTTCGGCCTCCACGGGATCGATTTTAAACAGCGTTTCAATCCCCATCCGAGCAATACCTGCTAGACCCATATCTTTGAGATTGTCCGGCATGTTTATGCCCGATTTACCGATGCTCAGTAGTGCTCTAAGCGCCCAGCTGAAACCCCTCTTTGCTGACATTTCAGTGAGTTGGAATACTTTGCCGCTATCCCGACCACAATCTTGCAGTGTGATTACGCTTATTTTACGGCTCATAACGGAACCCCGATAACGGAACCAAACTCGATAGTAAATGTCCGTTGCTCCAGCGTTTTCTTAGCCGCAGCTAACGGAGTGTATCCTTTAAGCCAACCCGTGCTTAACACATAACTCATCGAAATCGAGGGCTGACTCAACACACCGAAGCATTCCAATACTTCGCCGCTGCCTTCTTGTTGGGCGTACAAAGTTTCGAATAATAAGTTGCTTGGGCTATCTGCTTGCAGTGTCAGAGTCATTGTTTTAATTTGCGGAACACGGCCCGCAGATAACACGCCATCAACACCGAGTTTTGTCTCAGTAACATCCACTTGATCAATTGAATACGCATCATCAGACCCGTACCCCGCAATTACTTGCGGGACAACGAATAAACTCTTGACACCGAGCGCTAACGTGCTATTAGCACTAGTAATTGTTCCCATAATTTATACTCCTTACTGAACTTGAACGGAATTAACATCAAGCTTGTTGATGGACTGGTTATAACGATACCACAATGTCATAGGCGGTGACGTTCTTAATGCACGCGATTGAGCAGTGGCAGGTAAGATTTGCAGATAGTAGCCTTGGTTTTCAATAGTTTTGTCTATCGCCACACCGGCAGCGTTGTTTAACAAAGCGGCCTGCTGTTTGCTCAAAGCATCTCCCGGCCCAATCATACCGAAATTAATGGCCTGATCAAGTGGATCGGTACAAGCGGCTCTGATTAAAGTTCGTCCTTCGGCATTATTCGGCACCGACAACGCTTCAGTTAGCAGCGTCAATAGTGCTAATTGCAGCTGATTGTTTAACCAAATGGCATTGACATATGAATCGATCCATAAGTATTCCCCGCTGACCGACCCGTTGCCAAAGAAGTTAAAACCTTGATTGCGGGTAGCAACTGCTAGATATGAATTAGCGCCATTTGCAATCATGTTAGTGTAACTGGTGTCGTCAGTGACGTACGGCGTCAATCCTGATTGGGATTTGAAACAGAAGTTAGTCAATCCATTTAACTGCCCGTAATTCACTGACGCCACTGCACCGGCAATGAACGCTGCAAATTTATAGTCAGGTGATGTAATTACGCATGTGCCATTTGAGCCAGCGGTTTTCAAAATGTACGCGAGGCTGTTCACAGCTTGCGTCGATGTAAACACTGTTTGATCAGTATCCCAACAAGCGTAGAGATAGCTCACGTTTGTGCCGTTCACCCAACTAGCAAACGCTTGCTTATTCGTATTGCCGTAAATGTCTGGGTCGAATATGGTGACTAATGTCACCCAATTTTGAGTGTAATTGATCAATGCGTTCATGAACGCTACGGGAGTAGATGCGGCAACCCCTTTGGATATTAGTGCACCGTCCGCCAAATCGAGTTTAAGCGAAGTCGCCAATGACCCGGACGCATATCCGATTACACCAATAGCGCCCGGCGTGCCGCCTGTGAACAAGAACGCGCCGCTAACGCTGTCGTAAGTGACAAGCAGTTTACCCGCGCTAATAGTCGTTGCAGCTACCGTTTGTGAGCCGCCGCTGGTGATGTATGTACCAGCCCCGCCGACAGTACCTGTAAGCTGACTGACGATTTTCGTGCCGACAGTGGTTGTGCCACCGCTAATGATTTGGCCCGGAGCTAAATAACCTGACGCTATCGTTAGCACGGTCAATACACCGTAAGTTTGGGTAATAGTCGTGCTAGCAACCGACTGAACGGCAGATACTCTATAAGTACCCGCTCCGCCGGTCGTACCTGTTAACTGCTCAAGTATGTTCGTGCCAGAGGTGACGCCTGTACCGGACAACACCCCGCCAACAACAAATGCACCTGTTATGACACCACCGACAGTCATAATATCGCCGACAATAGACGCGGCGGTCGAGTTTGTTGCCGTACCTGCTGCAATTGTTGAAGTGGCAGCGGTGACGCCATCATAGGCATTAAACGCCGTTTCAATTAATCCGGCGGCGGCGGTGAAACTGACCGCGCTCGATAGGTTGATGGCACCGCTTGTTTTCGTTGCACCATCAACGCTAATCGTTAGTGTGCCGGAGAGCGCTTGCAATTGCGGGATAGTCAACGCCGATACGTTACCACCGCGCAGCCATGCAGGCATTGCCAAGCGGTTGTATTGCGCGAACATCATCGCATTTGGCTTAGTTGTGGAGTTGTCGAAGCCTAAGAAGTACACCGTTGCAGCAGCGGCTTCCGGCGAACTGTCGCCAAAAAACGCGGCTACATCCGACTGGAAGGGGAACGAATAAACTTCCCCGACCGGAACACGATAGTTATCTGTTAAAAATAGGCCGTTAAACGCCAGCGGGTTGCCACCAGCGCCCAGCGTACCGGGTATGATGCGGACAAAATTCTCCGCTTTTAGGGATTGACTCATAAATTAAACCTCTAAGCTTAGGTTGGGTAGGTTGTATCAACGCTAATGATACCAGATTGCAACTCATCGGCAAACGTTAAAGGTACATTAACAATCTGATTGCATTGTAAAACTGCCGTAATTATCCAGCGCATTTCTATTTGCTGTTCGCCATCCAGGAACGGCGCTTGGTGAGCATCGTCGGCGTGCAGTGGTACAACGTCGAATCCCGTGGACTGAAACAACTCGACACCGTATTCATCGCGCAATAATGTCGTGATAGCGTGCGCGGCATCAGCTGACAGCGGTCCATAACAATCGATTTGAACAGTCAATTTAGCCGCTTGCTCAATGTCTTCACTGCCAGCGGCTACGACTTGCAAAGCCAGGGTGTGAGGCGTGCTGATTACGTAATCACCAATACCGCCCGGCACACCACTAGCCTGACTGATTATAGAGGTGTTAGGCGCGATGTTATCGCCGGTAATTATCGCGCCGATTCTGATTACTCCGTGGCCCATTGCGCCGACAGTCATTGTAGTGTTGGCAATGGATGCGTTGAATACACAATCAAGATAAGTCGGCACGTTTGTTCGAAGTCGCTCTTTAAACAACGGAGTAATTACAATGTAATTATTACCGGCAGGGGGTGAAACTTTGTTCGATTGAGCCCGCACGACTTCCATCGTGTTATTAGTTACGTTTAGCAAAAACGAACGTAACGCGCTAAGTATTTGTTTTTCAGATAGGTTTAACTGAATACTCATGACATTTGTCTCGTTACCGCCACCTTAACCCAACCATCAACATCGGCCCAATTCTCAAGAACCAAGACAACAAGCCACACTGTGCCGGTCGATAGCACAATTCGATCACCGCCCGATTGATCAGCTCTAACGACCCCTTGCCAGTTGCCATTTAGATACATGCCGTGCTTTTCGCCTTGAATATTAAGACCATCAAGTTGAACAAGGTCATTATAAACAAGCGCTTGCATTTGTATTTGTATAGGAATTGGCGCGGCATAAATTGGAACCCGCGAGCCGTCGGTGTCGGTTGTGTAGCCCTGCGACTGCTCGATTGTTGCGTCGATCATCGGATTAACTGCGGGGATTACGTCAGATACGATATTATGTAAGTTCATAAGAAATCGAGTTGAGCATGTGGCCGGTATCGATCAGCGGTTTGTCGAATCCCTTGGCGGCCACGGTCGATGTTGCGTTAGGTGGATCAGATAGAGTCGTTATTGATTCAGCTAATTGACCGGTAACGAGTTCGCCAAGACGACCGAGCGCTAACTCTGAGTTATTGCCGGTTAGTTCCATCTGCCTAGCCAGCACCGCGCCCCAGCCATGCTGTTTCGTAGCAATCATGCGACGGAAGAACGGTCGTGGCGGAGTAGTGCCGTGACCGTATTCGTTTAAATATGCGACTGAAGCGACCGGCGTGCCATCTGGATATGTCGCACCTGCAAGGAAACCGATATTAACTGAGTTTGCCGATGCGATATTCTCGGCAGTACGCCTTAAATGTGCTTTTAGTTTAGCACCACCTCGCATCGTCATAGCGAGAAATTAACAAGTCTCGCGTACACGTCTTGATCACGTGCAGGGCTAGGTTGATAGCGAAACATTCGATATTGAGCTGTTGCTTCCCAATATGCCGCGCCGTATTTTGTCTGTTGATACCATTGTGCAGAGCCCGGCGGGTATGAGTTCTCTATTCCTACCGTAACACTGCCCTCTGTAGCGCCGTTTAGACGACCTACGATATGTTCGGATTTCTTGCCATCAATAGGCGCATTAAGCTTGGCAATGTGCGCGACAAGCATCCCTAACAACATGGAACGTACGTTTTCATCAACGACCAACGAAGCAGACGTATTATCGCAATACAAACCTGCTTCGTTGAAATACAACTGCGCTAGTCCAATAGGCACACTCTGTAATTCGGAGTAGCGCAGTATCCAAGTGCCGTAATCGAATGTTACAGCAGGCATGATTACGCACCGCCATCCATTTCAGGAGCTTTCGTGATACCCTGTGACGGGTTATCTTGCGGCAAAGGTTCTAAACCGGTTTTTTCATTCTGCATTTCGGTAGCGGCGTCATGTGCGCTTGCGACTGTTTCCTGCGCGAAAATGAAGCCTTTTTCCACGACGGGCAGTGATTTATTCTCACTCAGCCATTGGAGCCAATGCTCTTTTGGAACCATCGGAGTGATGCCGAAACCACCGACAGCGTTAGGATGACTAGAACCATTTGCTTGGAAGCGAACAACCTTGCCGTCTTTCATAACATCTAGGTATAGACCGTTAGGAGTTTTGCAGGAAACAACAACGTGATTGATTACGTTGGTAGGTGGAGCAGGTACTGTTTTAGCATCAGACATGTTATTTTTACTCTAAATTAGATGTGGAAGCGGGGCGCGAATCCGCACCCCTATAATAAACGCGAATCCGCGAAAAGAGAGCTGATTATAGCCCAATCATGCTTGCAATCGCAAACGGTTGGCGAACAATCGCGCCCCAGATGCCCGCAGTCATCTTCTGTTTGAATCCAGACAAATCACGGATAATCGGATGGTTACGCCCTTTCTCGCTGAACGCGCAATACCCAGTATCTTGTCCTTCGACTCTATCGGTAATCAATTGCATTAGATTGCCTGCATCTGTTTTATATCTAATTGATGTTTCGAAACGCAGATTTGGGAAGTTGATTTTAAGCAATGCTTGCGCGTTTGTTGCGAAAATCTCGTTAGTCGCAGTCATTGCGATAGCGGACTCAGGAGACATTGCCAACGTCATTTTACTTTCAGCGTCAATTAAACCTCCCGATTGAACGATCAATTGCAGCACTAACTTCTGAACATCTTTAAACACCTCGTTCGGAGTTGCCGTTACCTCACCGTTAGTAATCCACGGACCAGCACCGGCATTGAATGCTTTATATCCAGGTGTTACTGAAGGTGCCAGCGACGGATCGTTAAGCAGACCGTAGCATTTTAGGCCTTGGATGCCGAAAGCGTAGACTTTGTCTTGGAACCGGTTCATCACGATACCGGCGGCGACTTTCTTCTCAGCTGCTGCGTTGATTTTCGCTAACGCTGACATGTCTAATTCGAGTTCGCCCCATTGGGTGATGATTTGGTATAAATAAGATTGACGCTCAGGGAAATTAGCGTTGAATCCAGCGCTACCGTTGTTGTTCCAATCGCCGTAGGTTGTGACCTCCCCGGTTCGTTCTACGATGGGGAATATCCCGGTCCTCGTAGTCCAATCGCCTTTCTTCACCTCACCGAAAATGACCGCCATTTTTGTTGGCGATAACAACACTTCAATGAAGTCAGGATCGAAGTAATTGGCGAGGAAAAAAGGAATACCGGCATTTGGTGCCGTGATCAGCGATTGCTGAGAGTCCATCGCGAGCATGGCCGTGGCCTCCCGCTCTTTAGTTGCTTCGTCCAGCACGCCTTTTACAGCACCTAAATGAATACCGTAGTTTTGGCTGATTGCGTGATAATCAGCCATTGTCAAGTCTTTTTTGAATTTATTCATTAGTTACACCCAGCTTGAGATTTTAACGAGTTCTCCCGGCGCTCCGACCGATGAGAACTTGAATTTAGGAACAAGCACGCCGCCAACTCCGGTCATACCGGTACTTGCAGCCGTACTTGCTTTCGTTAGTTTATAGGTGCCTGTGCCACCAGCACCAGTCAACAGACCGCTAACAACTGTATTGGCCGTAACGTTAACGCCGCTCACCGGATCACCGACTTCGATAATACCCGATGCGACGGCAGTAACAACCATCACAGTCGATAGCGACGTTACCGCGCCCGATGCAAATGATTGGGCGCTACCGCTCAGCGTATAAGTGCCAGTGCCGCCTAATGAGCCTGTTGTTTGGCCCGTGATGACAGTACCGTTAACAATCGTGCCGCCACTGATGATGTCGGACGGTTGCAACGTACCACTAGTGATGCCGGTAACATTCAGCACTTTGGAAGTCGCTGTAGCAGACGCGGCGCTGATCGTAGTTGCGACGCTAGTCACGTACACACCGGCGGCTCCGGTCGTACCGCTGGTTTGACTGACGATAGTCGTACCGGTCGGAATACCAACACCGGCGATAATGTCACCGGGGCTTAAGTATCCCGTCTGCGCTGAGGTCGTTAAATTAGTACCAACGCCCGTTGCAGTGAACGACGCGCCAATAGAACCAGTAACAACGCCACCAATCGACGCAGTGAACGACACGCCCGGTTGGATTGTGTTACCAACAAGGCCATTACTATAGTCAGCATAGACTGGATCACCGTAGGCGGTTGTAGTCGTGCCGCTATTGACAACCCAGAAATCCCCAGCGCTAAACAGTGTGACTTGATAACCGCCGGGAATAACATAACTGGACTCTTGCATGAACGCAGTAATAAGCGCTTGCTGCTCACGTGCTACGAAGCCAATTGGCGCACCGACCGAGCTAGAACCAAACGAATTGGCGTATCGTGGATTAACCGGATCGACCCACGCAAACGCGCCGACAGTCAAGCCCTGTGATCCAGTGACTAATGCGCCTTCGCCAGCATCAACAGATGCAGTCGGGTTAGCACTGGCACGGTCGCCAGCCGCACCTAATGCGGTTTGATTATTAACTTGTTGTTGAAACGACATAAGAATCCCCTTAAATTATATTACACGGACAGTATGCCCGCCGGTCGCAGCAGCAATCCACGACAAGTCCACGGTCCGACTATCGGCTGCCAACGAGGCTTGTTGTGTTGCGCTCTTACTCGGTTGTGCTTGAAGAATTGCCTTATAAGCAGATTCATGCACCCCGTCAACATTAACGCCAAGCATCTCTAGCGCAGCGCCATAGACTTCGCTAGCACTATCGAACGCAAGTGACATTTCACCGACATAAGGCGTAACTATCTTCAACGCCTCATTCATTTCCTGTACACGCTTAACAGCGAGATCGGTGCTTGCCTTAATTGCCGCATCCATCGCTTTGACACTGACATAGTTCTTCGGTGCCTTCCGTTTAGCATCGGAAGCCATCCGAGGCTTGCCAGTCTCTTCGTCGATTTCTTCAGTCGCATCCATCGCCATTTCTTCAGACTCTTCGGTTGATAGCATTTGCTTTACTTGTGCAATTGCGTCGGGATTCAACCCTTGTGCTGTTAGAAACTGCAAGATAGCATCGTGCGGATCAGCGTCTTCGGTTGGTTTGTTTTCCTCGGTTGGTGCGGGTGGTTCTTCTTCATCCATCGCCACGACATCGCCGTCGAGACCGTCCAGTAGCTTGGTGAGGTCTTCAATCGACGCATCGCTACCTAGAACCTTAGCCAACTTCGCCGCAATAGCTGGTTTTTGCAATACCCATTTCTTCGCTGTAATACCCGCAGTTGCAGCATCAACGTCGAACTTGGAATCCTTCGCTAAAATCTGTTTACCGAGCACAGCTTTGATTGCAACAGCAACCACCCGCCCGGTTAGTCCTCGTCTCTTCATATCATTAACCCCTTCGTTTATTGAATCGAACACATATACGTCTGAACCTGCACGACCAGCTTTAACCAAAGCCACGTGATTGCCCCGTATATTACGCATAATACCATCATAATCTTCACCTTCATAGCTACCGGCTGTCATATCAGCATCGTACCAATATGAACAGCTAATTTCTTTAGCAGATTCGTCTTCGATCCCATCAATGGCGTCGGCGTCCCATATCGCCAAGCTATTCATCAAGTAAGGTTCTTTGAACACCGCATCACTGCCGGTCGTACCTACAATCGAATCTTTTTCCGGCTTCTCTGCATTGACTTCGATGTGTTTATTCAATAGCGGTAGATTGTTGAAAGTGGGCGCGGCTTTCTTCAGTTCGTCGGGATCACGCAACATCCGATAGAGTTTGTTCGGATCAAGACCGATTTCCTCGCCGCCCATGATTTCACTGCCAGCGTATTCGTTAACAACCGCTTTACTTATGTTCGTAAGGCTGACGTGAAGCCGCCCATCGACATCTTTAAATCTTACTGTGCTTTTATCGAACGCTAAACCCATTGACACCCCCTGATTAGTTGGCTATACTATATCACACAATCTCCTGAAGGGTTGTAATCTCTGAGGCCGTCGATGGATTTTAAGCCATGTTACCAGTGACGGCCTCTTTTTTTTATTCAGGTATCACAGCTCTACTCACGCACCGGCAGTTTATCATTTCACCCGGTCTGATATATTCCCCGTCAATATAAGCCCCTTGTTTAATGTCGAACACAAGCTTATCGCGCCCAGCCTTAACATGAGATTGCCTAGGGGTTTTCCCACCGCCTGAGTGAATCCACACTGCTTTAGTTAAACCGAGCTCTAACTGGCGAGTCGCAACAATCTGCGCAGTAGCTTTATTGTTCTGATCACGGGCAATTAGCACAGCTCTGTTTCGAGTTACGTTGTAACGTTTCATCAGCTCATCAGTCATATATTTCAAATCCCGACCGTTTGCAGCACTACGCAACACAATACCCTCGATGTCGTCGAAGTATTCGGATGAGATCGATTTGATCAAGCTTACTTGTTCGCCGACAGATGCCTGCATTGTGTTGCGCATCGCATCGGTGTATCGGAAATTAACGCTCATCTGTTTGCCGAGCGAATGATCAACACGACGTTTGATAATCTCGCTGAACTTGATAGCAAGACCTCCCGCTTCATCGGCGAATCGCTTAGACCAACGCCCCCTCAATTTCTTGATACGTGCTTGCAACTCGCTGACCGGACTCGCATCCATTGCTAGGCGCGACTCGTTGGCTTTGTATGAGGCGCGTAACCAATAGAGCGTGCTTGCTGCCATTTCGTCTATGAGCGATTGCAGCGCTTTGCGGAAATCGGCTTCCGTGCCGACATTGGGGTGAATAGGCTTCAGCAGTTTCATTAAACGTCTTCTTCCCAATTCAGCGTTACCGCACAGTCTGATGCCAATTGCTGATTAGCAACGACAGTGACTATTTCACCTGGATAAACAAACACATCGCGGCCATCTAGCAGCACATCACCACTACTAGCTGAGCGAGCGACGGAGGTGTTAAACACTATGTTGCCTGTGGTCGTGGGGTTAGATACCGTTCCGGAAACGTCAACGGACACGATACTATTGCCCGAAGTGATGGTATTACCATTATCCCCAGTTGAACCGTTGATCGGAGTGAACGAAGGCGAGCCCGTCAGCGTTGCTCCTTTGCGAACGGTAAGGATGCCGATGTTGCTGCCTGACCCCGACCCGCCGTCACCTGTGTAAGACAGACTTCGCAACCGAATAATCGAACGGTTCGGCACGCCGTTATAGGTCGTGCAATTCTTGATTGACAATATGGCGGTATCAGTGTTAGCTAGCACCGTGGTACGGCGAGACGTTCCGTTTTGAGGCCCTAAATATAATTTCTCACCGGTCAAGAATATACCGACCGAACCTGAGTAAAGCGCGACATCAGACGCACCGCCACCGCTGTTGATATTCTCAGCCCACAAGTAGAACGTTGGGTTGCTGAACTCGGTGATATTAGTCGAATTAGCGTACCTGATTGTGTGTACCAGTATGAATCTACCGCTGATCGGCTCTTGGACAAACCACTCTATGTCACCGTACCCTAGGTAGGGATATTTAATCACCCACACGTTTCCGAATGCCGGATTGATAACCATACCGCTAGGCCCGGTCCCGTCCAGCTTGTCGCCGTTGAAATTAGCCTGATGAATCCAGTTCTCTACGATAGTGCCGCTCCCACTGTTCCTATGCAGTAGGGAAAAATCAACCCCATCATAACCAACACCCACGCCATCGGAATCGGTCAAAGCGCCAAGCACCCTACGGTTATTGATCACACCGGCATCCATCGGACAGGTTATTCGAATCAGAACACCTTGCCCCGCGCGATATTTAGCCGAGCGTACCGAGCGAAATTTAGCCGTACTGTTCGGCGTTGTGCCGGTCGATAATTTAAGGCGACTGTTGCTTGTGGTGACTGTGCCCGACCCGGTTGTTGAAGGCACTCCTGTTTGAGTATTGATGCCATACACCCAATCCATTTGAATGATTGGGAACAGTCGAGTCGTGATTAGATCGCCGAATGCTGACATGTTAGATTTGTCGAACTGGATCGGAAATTGACTCGTGCCCAAGCCCGCGCCGGTTGTTGTTGCTTGTCCCATGATTACCCCTAGTTAGTTGTTACAGTTACGCCGCGCCCTTGAAGCGTTACTTTAGCAGCAAGCCCCGTGGCGCTTGGAGTCGATGACGTTCCGGTTATTGTCACAGTTCGGCCAGTACCATAGAGCGTAGTCCCGCCTGTTCCATCCAGTGCGGCAAGTCGCACGAGGATGTTATCGACCGAGGCTTGATTGAG